ACTACAAGCCTCGTGGCGCAGCCAATATCAATAGCCTGCCCTCATACGCACGCACGGCTCTTTACAAACTTACTCGTACTCTGCAACTACAAAGGAATGCAAAGCAATACGATAGACTGGCTAAAAAGAACACTCCTAAAACACCAAAGGCAAACAAACCAAGAAAGAGATAAATGCCCAAGGCACACAACATTGGACCACTATTTGTACAGATAACCAAGTTCCCGTATGAATGGGGTAATAAGGTGGTTGTTCGAGGTTGGACTCAGGAGATTGAAGAGCCCTTTAGAACGTCTAATCCATTTATAGTACGATTGCCTAACTATAAAGCCCTAGTTTTAGGACGATGGACTGGAACAAAAAACGAAGAAGAAGCACTTAATTCGGCGCTAGAAAGACGGGATGTGACTTACGATGATTTTACGGAAGAAGCGGGATGGACACCAGCCCCAGACTCGGATAGAGAAGCGAGTGGCGACGATTTCCACCCCAGACTTGATAACGTGGATGGAACAGTCGATGTTCATAATTGGGAAACACATAACGGCATGGCAGAGACAACAGAGCGAGGCTGACCTCGACGAAGTTCTTATGGGTGCTGAAGCGTTCTATGCAATTGCTAAAGAATTAAAGCGTCGTTCTAACCCTGTGCTATGATTTCTTTGCTTCGCCTCTCTACAGGTCTAGCGTTGACCCACCCAAAAGGTGGGTCACGCTGTTTAATGGTGGTATATGGAAGAAGATAAGTTTGAAGAGATAAATCCTGAGTTCTATTTACAGGACGAACAACCTGTTGATGAACTTGAGGACGAACCATTAGATGAGTTATCTCAACAATTTGTAGACAAACTCATTGACAAGATGCTTGAGTTTTTAAAGGTACTTGTAGGTCATGATTTACACCCATATCAAAAGCCTCTTGCACGTCGCATAATGGAATCGGTCATCATTAACGATGGTGAAGAGATAACGGCCCTTGCTTCTCGTCAGTCTGGTAAATCAGAGACTGTTGCAGACACTGTAGCAACAATGATGATTCTGCTTCCACGTCTTGCCAAGTTATACCCAGACTTATTAGGAAAATTTAAGGATGGTATTTGGGTTGGATTGTTTGCTCCAACAGAAGCGCAGGCTGAAACTTTGTTTGGTCGTACTGTTACACGTCTAAGTTCAGAACGTGCTGTAGAGATTATGGATGACCCAGAGATTGATGATACAGCCGCACGTGTGGGAGGCGTCACACGACAGATTCGTTTGAAAAAGTCTGGCTCTACCATCACAATGATGACTGCTAACCCACGAGCAAAGATTGAGTCTAAATCGTTTCATCTTGTCATCATTGACGAGTGTCAAGAAGCCGATGATTTTGTTGTCTCTAAATCAATCTCTCCTATGTTGGCTTACTACGCAGGAACAATGGTAAAAACAGGCACTCCAACAACAAGCAAAAACAACTTCTATCGTTCTATTCAGTTAAATCGCAGACGACAAACAGGACGTGCTGCTCGTCAAAATCATTTCCAATGGGATTGGAAAGACGTAGCAAAGTTCAACGCAAACTATGAGAAGTTCATTCGTAAAGAAATGCTACGCATTGGCGAAGACTCTGACGAATTTCAAATGTCATACAACTGCAAATGGTTGCTTGAACGAGGAATGTTCGTTACATCATCTATAATGGATGAACTTGGTGACACATCTCAAGAATTAGTTAAGTCATGGCATAAAACTCCTGTTGTTGTTGGCATTGACCCTGCACGTAAGACTGACTCGACAGTCGTAACCGTTGTGTGGGTTGATTGGGACCGACCTGATGAGTTTGGTTACTTTGACCACCGTGTTCTTAATTGGTTAGAAATGCAAGGAGATGACTGGGAAGAGCAGTACTATCAAATTGTTAACTTTTTAGAAAACTATGACGTACTTGCAGTTGGCGTTGATGCCAACGGTGTTGGCGACGCAGTAGCGCAACGGTTGAAGTTACTGTTACCACGAGCCGAAGTTATGTCTTTGACGTCTAGCCCATCAGAGCAATCAAAGCGTTGGAAGCACCTTCAAGCCTTGATTCAACGAAAGATGATTTCATGGCCTTCTCATGCAAAGACACGGCGCCTAAGAACCTGGAAACGGTTCTACCAACAGATGGTGGATGCAGAAGTCCAGTACAAAGGTCCTAACTTCCTTGTAGCAGCCCCTGACGAGTCCTACGCACACGATGACTTCGTGGATTCGTTAGCCATAGCCTGTTCTTTGACCCAGGACCTCGTAATGCCAGAAGTTGTGGCATCAAGTAATCCTTTCTTTGGTTAGCCACACAAACTACTTAAAAGGGTGGAAACTATTACCAGGTATACCTAACCTAGAAACAAGGAGTCTCCAATGGCTATTTCACCAGCACCTCGCTTTCCAGAGCGTGCACCTAATGTTTACGAACGCAAGATGGGTGACAACCCAGGTCGTCGTGGACCACTACGCTTTGAAGAAGGCGTAGCAACAGATACCGATGTCCCAAATGATTTCCAAAAGGGAATGGCTCAGGGTTCTGCAGTTGCTGCAGGTCGCCCTAACCGTAATGCACCTGTATGGCAGAAGCCTGCTGCTGAAACTCTTTCAGAGCGTGCACACGTTGGTTCTGCTGCTTGGATTGAAGCACCAACAATGCTAGGCGAGTTTGCACACGGCACATACACAGACCGTGCAGAGCAGACAATTGAAACTGTTGTACGCTCAGGCGGACGTCAACAGCGCCCAGCACCAACAGTCGTAAACGACTAATCAATTTAGCAACCTGACCCCGCTCATACGGTAGTGTATGGGCGGGAACAGGCTATCTGGAGGAGTTCAGTGAGAAAACCCGCTAATCCAAAACTGTATGCAATGTTTGTTGCACAGGCTAAGGCTAAGTATTCAAAGTGGCCTAATCCTGGTGCAAGTGCATGGGTTGCTAAAAAATATCAACAAGCAGGTGGGCAGTACGTAGAAACTACCGAAGCAGACCGTCGAAAAAAGATGGCGCAAAAGAAACAACAAAAAGAATTAGAAAATAAAAAAGGCGTAAAGAAAAAAGAAGAAAATAAATCCGAAAAGGATAAAGGCAAGAAGTAATGTCATTTCTAGATTTCACGCCACCGTCGTATAGAGCGGCGTCATCTGACCTTACTATTTCCATTTCCCCTCTTGGCCTTGTAGAACTTGCTGATGAAGAATTTGAGGTTCACGGTCCTCGTCTAAACCGTTACTCACTTAACTGGGCAATGTACCTTGGTCATCACTGGGGTTATCGTCGTGAACAAGGCGAAATGCAAATTGCCGTTAATTACTACAGAGCATTCAATGATTATCTTGCTCGTTTCGTATTTGGTCGTGGAGTTCATTTCCGTTCACCAAAGTCAACTGAGGCTATTGTTCCTGACCGCTTAGAACGCATTTGGGAAATTGACAATGACAAGATGCGTGTCCTGCTTGAAATGGGACAGCAAGGCGGTATCACTGGCGATGTATTTGTCAAGGTAGCCTACGAAGAGCCTTGGACAGACTCTGCTGGCATGTTCCATCCAGGTCGTGTTCGTATTCTTCCTATGAACTCATCTTTCTGCTTCCCTGAATTTCACCCGCATGACAGAACGCGATTACTGAGATTCAAACAGAAGTATCGTTTCTGGGGCACATCACTTGAAGGTACTCGTCAAGTATTTACCTATACTGAAATCTTGACTGATGATGTCATCGAAGAGTACATCAACGATGAACTCATTGATTCACGCCCAAATCCACTAGGGCTTATTCCAGTGGTACATATTCCTAACGTTCCTGTTTCAGGTTCACCGTGGGGTCTCTCGGACGCACACGACATCATCACTATTAACCGTGCATATAACGAAATTAGCACCGATGTAGCAGACATCATTAACTATCACGCTTCTCCTGTGACAGTTATTGTAGGTGCTAAAGCCTCTAACCTTGAGAAAGGTGCAAAGAAGGTTTGGGGCGGTCTTCCAAAAGACGCCCAAGTCTTCAATCTTGAAGGTGGCGCATCAGGAATTGATGGCGCTCTTAAATATCTTGAGTTGTTAAAACGCTCAATGCACGAAATTATGAACATTCCTGAAACTGCGCTTGGACAAGTCCAGCCAATTTCAAATACATCAGGTGTTGCTCTTTCTATTCAGTATCAGCCATTGATGAATCGCTACTCTCAAAAAGTAGCCCAGTATGGCAAGGGTCTAGAGCGAATCAATGAACTTGCACTTCGCACCCTTGCTATCAAGGAACCACAAACATTCCTCTATAACCCAAATGAAGATGGTCCAATCAAAGAGGGTCAACTAGACCGTCTTGACCCTAATGACCCACTGTCATACATGAACTATGTACAGTTCCCACCTCCACTACCTCTCGACAAACTCATTGTTCTTAATGAAATCCAGACCAAACTTGGAATGGGCCTTGAGTCTAAGGAAGGCGCACTTCGCACTCTTGGCGAAGAGTTCCCAGAAGAGAAGTTGCAAGAGATTCGTCGTGAACTTGTTGAAGATGCTAAGGCAGATGGTGCCTTGACCCTTGTTCGGGTTCAGATTCAGAAGCAGATTCAGGATATGACTGGCATGATGCCAGGACCAGACGGTACAAGCGCCGTTCCTCTTCAGCCTACTGAACTAGGTAGTGGAGATGTGATGGGCGATGGTGTAGAGGGTGCTCCAACACCTGAAAACATTGAAAACCCTGTCAATCAACAGGCAGAGGCTATCAATGCACAGGCAGAGGCATCCATCCGTGAAACGCTATTAACTCAAGCCTATGGAACAAAGATTCCACAGAGAAGGGCAGTTGATAGAGAATAGATTTCCAACTGTAAAAAGTTTGGAATATACCGAGACAAGCGCATTTAAATGTAATGCAATTATCTCATAATAACAAAGGGACACGCCGCAAGGCATACGGACAACGACCTAAGAAAGATAAGTGACTACTATGGAAAACGCAGTAGACGAAACAATGATTACTGAGGCGCAAGCCCCAGTAGCAGTACAAATGAGTGGAGATATGCCTACCTATTCTGCTGATGACATTGCGAAAGCACGTGAGCAGGAGAAGGCAAAACTTTATCCACAGTTAGAAAAGATGAAAGAGGAACTCGCTTCTCTGAAGAGAGAGCGTGAGGAAGCGGCAGCCCGTGAAGCAGAGCGTCAATCACGCATTGCTGATGAGGAGGCCCGTGCAGCACAGTTGAAGAAGGAACAGGAAGAAAACGAACTGTCCTTCAAAGACCTTCTCAAAAAGAAGGAGCAAGAATTTCAGTCTCAATTAGAGAATGAGCGTCTTGAAAGAGA